CTGGTATTTCATTTCTTCTGATATACTCATTTGAATTTACACTCCGACATAATTTCTGTTAAACATGCAACGAAATTGATTTCTGAATCCATTGCAAAGGCAGACTTATGTTGATAGTCTGCTATTAATAAAACTGAAGCAGGTATACTAGATGGTTGTAATTTCTTTTCTAAAGCATTGAACAACTTCCTATATAGAGTGTTGAAGTCCTGATCAGAATTCTGACCGACCCACTTTCTCATACCAGCCCAATCTTTGTCCTTTAACATGTCAAGTAATGGTGTTAGTTTCTCTTCTGATAAAGTTGCAAGAAGGCCTGAGTCAATCTCACCACTTGCACCATATCTTTGCACTTCATTTAGACATCTTCTAAAGTCAGGAAAGAATTTGAGAATAAGTTCTACTAGTACTTGTGTATCATATTTGATGCCTTCACTATCACAAATCTCCATGAGACGTGAGAGAAATACACTTGCTAGTCTTTGTTTCTCTTCTGGTGTGATACTGAAATCTATAACAGTACAACGAGAATGAAGAGCAGGAATAATCCTGTTCTTATAGTTACACGTGAATATGAATCTACAGTTAGAAGAGAACTCTTCAATAAAGTTTCTCAATGCAGGTTGAACTGAGTCAGCAGATATGTAATCTGCCTCATCTAAGATAACAACTTTAGGACCACCTGCAAGTGATACTGTAGATGCAAAGTTTTTGATCTTTGTTCGTAGGGTGTCAATCAAACGGCCCTCGTCTGAGCCGTTAATGACAATAAAGTCTGCACCCAATTCATTACATAATGCTTTTGCAACTGTAGTCTTACCAACCCCAGCAGAACCACTTAGTAATAGATTTGGTATTTCACCATTCTTTACGAACTCAAAGAATGATTTTTTGATAGATGCAGGAAGTATCGTGTCCTCAATTGTTTGAGGACGATACTTTTCAACGTAAAGAAATTCCTTACTCATGGAGACCAAACCCCTCCGAATGGTCGTGTAGAATACCCAAGATTGATGATGAGATCACTCTACTCCCATGATTGAAGCGGAGACTGGCACTTCTATCACACTTATTAATATATATGCTAAACATTATATTTTGAATCAGGTTCTAGTGCAATAAAGTACTCTAAGTCCACATCTTTGTTTTTGAAGTTTGATATACCTTTAGAAGATACAAACACTTCATAATTACCTTGTAAGATTTTTAAATTTTCAATTTTGAAGTTCATAGAGAATGAAACACCATTGCCTTCACCTACAATTCTACTGAATGTATTAGATGTTGCATTCTTCTTATCAGTAACTACAAACTCAATCTTGGTACCATCTGATTTAAGAATTAAATCATTTACACCTAGAACACTTGCAGCTTTCTGTAGTTCATCTAGTAGTGTTGATGATAAATCAATCTTGACCTCTGCATCTGGCATTGTGATCATCTTTTCAGGTGAAGTCACCATACCCTCACTTGCATAGAAGTAAGTCATAGCAGAATCATTGTCTGAGATAGATGCTGAACTTTCATTGAAATTGAATTCAGGATTATCCAATAACGAAGTTGCACCTAAGAACTCTGCAAGATTGTAGATACTAAACTCTTGGCTGAATGTTTCAGGCACCGTTGCCACTGCCAAGATATTTTTCATATTCGAGATTGTCTTAAGTTGATTACCTGAATCGACTTTGATTCCCGAATTTATAGTTGCGAAGTTTTTTAATATACTTCTAGTTTCATTACTTATTTTCACTGTTAGCCTCCTTGTCGTGAACGTGTAACATGAACATGGCATAATGAATTACTTTAAGTAAGTCTGCCCTATTCTTCCCATTTTTCTTTCCGTATCTTTGTGCATATTTCATTATGTTTCCGATACAGAAACCTTCACCATGTCCACTGTCAATAATAAATTCAGTGGATTGGTATTTGTTCAGTGAGTAATGTTGATCATACGTCTTATCAATATAAGAGGACAACTCCTTCAGGAGTTTGTCCTCGTTATACTTGTAGTCAATCTTTCTCTTAAACATACTCATCGGTATCATTATACTCTGAAGTCTCTGATTCGTCTAGAGGATTTTCATCATTAAGTGAAACACCCTCATCGACTTTAGTGTAGAGGTCAAGAACAGCAGCTCTTGTCTCTTCATCGAACCTTGAGATACACATTTCGATTGACTTGAGTTTGTCGTCAAACATTCTGAAAGCGTTGACGATGTGAACAAGTCTTCTTGTTGTGATAACATCATCGATTGCACCCTCGTAGTATGTCTTTCTGATTATGTCAGCCCAATCTACTAACTTGGTTGTGAACTCAGTGTCGACTTCACCAGTCAATGCCATTTCTTTCTCAAGAATTTTTCTCTCAGTTGTCACTGGAGGATATTCTTGTTGCATAGTGATCGCAAACCTTTCAAGCATCGCTTCGTTCATGATCTGAGTTCCGATGAACTTGCCATCTTCTGAACCTTGACCTTTAGTGTTTGCAGTCGCAAGAATAGTGAAACCCTCTTTAGGTGTCACCCACTCACCAGTTTTCTTGATCAAGTAACCTTTACCTTCAAGAACTGATTGTAAACACATAAGTTTGTTAGAACCAAGATCGACTTCGTCTAAGAGAAGAACAGCGCCTTTTCTCATTGCCTTGATAACAGGGCCTTCTCTGAACTCAATGTTACCATTGACTAGAGTGTGACCACCCATTAGATCATCTTCATCGGTCTCAATAGTGATATTGACTCTGTAGAGTTCTCTCTTCAGTTGAGCACAAACCTGTTCGATCATCAAAGTCTTACCGTTACCAGAAAGACCTGTGACAAAAACAGGGAAGAAAATCTTCGACTTGATTATGTTCTTGACATCTTTGAAATGTCCGAAAGGAACATAATTAGTCATTTTCTCAGGAACAATTTTGACATTGTCTTCTAAGATGTTAATCGATTCTGTCTGAGCAGCAACAGGCATGTTGCTTTGAACTTTAGCAGGAATCGCCCTTGTTGTCATAGGAACAACATTACTATTGATCAAAGGTGTTAGATCAAAAGTAGTTTTAGTATCATTCGTAAATGGATACTTTTTAGATTTTACCCAATAGGGTACATAATCCAGAGTGTCTAAATCCTCTTTCGAGAAAACAGACTGATCTGGAAAATTAGTTTTTAGAGTGTTTATAAACTCTACTTTATCTGGTGATAACCTAAAATTCTTATCACCTAGATTGATAACTTCACTTCTCATATAGTCTCCTTAAAAATATCAGTTAATCTCATCATGATTCCATCCTACTAAAAAACAGCACCCATTGTCAACCATGTTATTCGATTGGTTTCAATAGTCTGCCTAGATCAACATCAATAGATGTCTTCTTCTTTTTTCTCATAGTGAAATAAGAATCGTTGTTGACCCAATATCTGAATGCCTTACATTCTACTTTTTCTAAGGCACATTCTTCTTGCCTCTTACAGTCAAACTTTACACATGGGCCTTTACCCACCTGAATCATCGCTTCTGCAAGTTTATTTGTATTAAATCCTGGATCTCTAGGACTTTCATACTCGGTTATATCAATTGCTAAATTTCTCATTATGCGATCTCCTTTATGAACTCGTTTGTTAAAAATCTAGAAGTAGTTTTAGATTTCTGATTTCTTTTGAAAGCAGAAAGTACTTTAGACTTCTTAGCACCCACTAAGTCTGTGTCTAACTCATCATCACCTGAAGCAAGTAGGTTGTTTGATGTAGTTAAGAATAGTTTGTTGTAGCCTTTTGAGTTAACTACTAAACCTGTTTTTTTCATTTGTCTCCAAGAAGAAGCTTCTTCTGACCATGAAATCTCTTTGAGATAGTAAACTAGGTTTGAGAAGTCTCTCTTTTTACTGAAGATAAAGTAACCTGTGATAGTGACACCAGTTGTATCTGATATCCATTCTAATAAATTGCAAGTTCTATTCCATGCATCAATGTAATTACCATCGAACAGATAAGACGCCTTTGTGTACGGATCTTTTAGATATCTGTGAGACGTGCCTCTCCATGAATCTTCTGTTTCTTGTGATCTCTGATCAGCATACTCTTCATCTGTTTTCTTTAACATTTGAGATTCGTGGGAAAAACCGTCAGTAACAACTGTTAAGATTGATTTTTCAATACCATATCTTTTGTTAAATGCAGGTACTAACTTTCTCATAGCAATGATACTGTGATCAAGTGGAGTACCACTGAAATTGTATTTGTTAGGAACAATATTCCAAGTTAATGATCCTGAGTCTTGTGTAAGGTCATAACCAGTTGCTTCAAAGAATGCTTCTGTCTTCTCATTAGTTTGCCAGTAGTTAATGTTTCTTGCCCATGACCCAATGTAAAGTTGAGATATAGCATTCAAAGCTTTTTTATGTTCTCTACCTGTCATTTCATTTGAAAGAATCTCAATTAATCTTCCGTCATGGTCATACCAAGAACTGTCTGGTGAATAACAATCTGAGAACAAATAAACTCTGTAAGGTAGTTGAACTTTTCTACAGAACTCAGCAAGAATAATTGCTTGTTCTAAGATATCTTTTGCTTCGTTAGCAATCGAACCAGACCAGTCAAGTAAGACTTGCACACCGTGATTCTTACCTTTAGGAAGATATGTCATTTGTTTGAACACATCATCAATAATCTGATACTTAGCAAGTTTGTTCATGTCAAGTTTACCAGACTTAGCAACTCTAGCTCTCACTGCAAGTTTAGCTGTTTGTCTCATATCAAATTCTTTTGCCATATGCATGACAACTTTTTTACTTTTGTCGCTTAAGTATTTTGTAACCTTCTCTGACATTTCAATCCATCTAGGATATTCTTTATTGTGCCATTCACTTCTATATTCTTCAGCAGGTTTAGGTCCATTGTGAGCATCAAAGTCTTTGAAAACATCTTTGTAACCTACGATTATCTTGTCGACAACACCGTCTTTTGCGAAGAATGTGTCGAGGTTACAATAAGTTTTGATACTTGCATTTTCATCAATAAAATCGTTCTCGTTACTGTGAGCATTGTGTTCTGTGATTGACTCTCTAGCACCATCTTCTGAATCGAACTCACCACCCATTTTACCAGAAGTATCTTTACTTAAGTCTCTTTCTTCTTCTGATTCTTCTTCGGTGTTTTGTTCAGAAGAATCATCGCCTTTAGACGCTTGTTCTTCATCTTCTCCGTCTTCTCCAAAAGTATCTTCGTCTTCATTGTCTTCGTATTCATCGTCTGTGTCCTCCCATTGATCACCAAAAGTTGGTTCTTCATCTTCTTCATCAAGGTCGATATCGAAGTCGTCACCTAGGAGTGTCTTAACAAGTTGACTATCATCTTCATTTCTTGACTCGTTTTCTTTTGACCATTCATAGATTGCATTTGCAACTTGAACAACATCTTCCCATGTCTCACACTTGTAAGAGGCATCTAAGAATGCTTGTTCTACATCATTAAGTTTGATGTTAACTCTTGAACCTACTTTTGTAATTAAGTTAATTTTATCAATCAAAGATAGAGATTGAAGGTCTCTATTTTTGATACCAAAGAAATCTTTTTGCATTAGTTCATCATATGCTTTGAAGAAAGACTTTCTTAGACCTGCAAATTTGTCTCTGATCTTTCTCTCAATTCTAACGTCTTCTATCACATTGAGATAACCTTTCAATGTTCTATTGTTTTTGATAGTAGAGTGTAGACCCTCATAAGGAGTATACAAAGCATGACCTACTTCGTGACCCATAAACAGATCATAAAGTTCGGATGAAATATCATCTTTGAATGTAGGACAGGCAAGAACCCTGTTCTTAACATCAAAGTATGCAGTTGGAATTGCTTTGTGAACAACAGTAATATTCTCTGTTGCCATTAGTTTTGCAAGCGTGTCTTTTTGTTGTCTTATCTCAGTCATGTGTATATCCTACAATTTTTTGGTGGTCATTGTCAAGCGTCTCCTAACCCATTGGGCCAGGGGCTTCCATCGCTTCTTCAAAAAATTGTTCAGAGATTCTATTGATTAGAAACTCTCTTGCTTCATCTAAGTCTAGCTTCCACATTGGTATATTGATACCAAAATTTAGATGTAGAACCTGTTTTACTTTGATATTTGACATTGCATCGACTACATCGATTGCATCTGAAATTGCTTTATCAGCAATTAGATCGTTTGAAAAATGTGACATAATTTACTCCTTTTTTTATTTGATGGTAATGGTACCAAAAAATGGAGGTCATTGTCAAGCTTTACAAGCGTACTGAGTCTTCGTCTAGGTCTAAGTTGTGAATAGGGTGTTGTATCATTTGTTTGTCTGGATCTGTAGAGAACCAAAATGATATTGTGTGACGTGAGTTTCTTCTCACTTTTGAGACACCATGAGGAATGTAGATGCCTTGAAACAATAGTCCTGTACCTGCTTCTGGTTCAAATGTTTCACCATCTGGAATGTATGTTCTACCACCTTTGAAGTCATCGTTCAAATATAGTATACATGTCCATTCTCTGGCAGGTACTATTGTATCTTTTCTTTTTATTTTTGTTTCTTGGTTTGAATATGTATCTAAGTGTGGGTCTTGTATACCACCGATTGGCCATTCGTTTAGAGATATCATTTCAGGCCAAACAGTTTGACGTGAAGTAAGTTTAATTTCTCCAACTAAATCGTAGATGCAACGAAATATAAGGTCTCTGACCCATTGAGTTTTAATGTGTAGAAATCTGATACCTACGTAATCAGAACCGTCTCCAACAGTCTCTAAGTTTCTATGCGCTTTGTGAAATAGTATCAGATTCTTCGCTTCTTCCTTCGTCAACAGATGTTGAATCATCTGAGGTTGAAACGGACTCTGACTCTGCGAGTTCTTGTTGTTGTTGGATGAATCTTGCGATTGCCATTCGTTTTTCATATTCTAATCGTTTTCTTTCTTCCTTTGGTCGTGCTTTCAATGCTCTTTCGAGTTTTAATCTTGAGGCACGTTGTAAGAAGATTACACCATTTAAGTGATCTATCTCGTGTTGTACACATCGAGCTGCTAGACCATCTAGCACTAACGTATGTTTTTCACCATCACTATCTTGGTATTCAAACTCTATTGTCTTTGATCTTTTGATCATTAGATAGATGTCTGGAAAAGAAAGACAACCCTCTTTCATAAGATCGGTATCTTGTGATGCTTTAGTTAACTTAGGGTTAAAGAAACCTACTGTACCTTTATCAGCAGTTTTCATAACAAACATTTTGTATGGTAGACCAACCTGATTTGCTGATAGGCCAATACCACCGAATTTATCCATCGCCTCTGCCATATTCTTTTCGATTTCCTTAGGGTCTTCCTTAGGATTCTCAAAGTCAAACTCGGGTGGTGGAGTTCTGAGTACTTTACTTGCTTCTTCTATAAGTTCATACATAGTTTTATTTATTGCACTGAAATTCTTGAGAAGTTCTTATACTTCTCAAATCTAATGACCTCTTCAAACTTATCGTAGAGTTGGTCGCCTTTGTGTGATATGATGAAAGCATTTGTCTTCTCTGATAGAGTATTTAACAATCTTAAGAAGTCATCGGTACCTTGAGCATCTAATGAAGAATCAAAAACCTCATCTAATATTAATAGGTTAGTGTTCACCGAATTCTTCATTCTTGCAACTGCTCTCCATGTAAAGAGAAGCGCAAGGTCAATTCTCATCTTTTCACCTTGTGAGAAGTTATCATATTTGAAAACGTCTCTAAATCTGGACTTGATAGTCTCTTCGAAACCTTCATCAAGTTCAAACCCAACATAAAACTCCAATGATGATAGATACTTGTTGATTAACTTGTTCATCACTGGAACATATTGTTTAATAATTTTTTGTTTGACACCCTCGTCTCTTAAGAGTAAGGCTGCTATCTCATAGTAATGACTCTTTTCTGTTAGAGATTTCTTTTTACTCTCTAGTTTATCTAGGTCGTCTTCACTTGAGGTTAGTCTGTCCTGTACACCACCGTCACTCTGGATGCTATTTCTAAGTTCTTCTATCTGAGAGGTTATCTTCTGTATGTACTTTTGATTAGACAACACTTCGGTCTGTAGAAGTCCTATTTCTCTTTGGACTTCTGTAATTTCTGATTGTATTCCTGTGATTCGATCAACTTCGTCATTGAGTTCTTTAAGTTGGTCGTCAAGAGTAGACATCGCCGTCTTGATCTCAGAGATTTTATCAGATTTTTCCTGAATGTGTTTCTTCTTGTGTTCATGATCTAAACCTTGTTTACAGGTTGGGCAGTTGTCATTGTTTTCGTAGAATTCAATATCTGCAAGTGCTTTCTTTCTAGCTGCTTCGAGTTGTTTCTCCACATCAATAACTTGTTTAAGTTTATTTTCTGTAGAATCTTTACTCTTGATGGCGGATTCTTTCTCCACCACATTTTCCGTCTTTTCATTGATTTTCCCCATTAAAGATTGAATATTAGTTTCAGTTTCTTTCACGGTTTTTTCATACTTATCAATTTGTTCATCACGTGTTTGTTGAAGTGCATTCATCTGATCAGTCAAGCCAGCAATTCTTTCTTCCATAATCTCGACTTGATGTTCAGTGTCTTTCAGTTCAATTCTATGATCTGCAAATTTCTTCCTTAGTATGTCTTTCATAGTAGAGAAGATAGAAATATCTAATAGGTCTTCAACTAGTTTACGTCTATCACGAGCTCTTAGCTGCATGAATGGAGTAAAGTTAGCTGAACCTAAAATTGCCACTTGAGTGAAGGAACGATAACTCATTTTGAGTATGTTCTTTTCTAAGTGATCTTGGTAGTCTCTCATTGTTGCATCTTGGTTGATCAGGACATCACTAAGATAGAGTTCGAATTTATTTGGTTTTGCACCACGAATTACTTTGTAGTTTTTCTTACCTACAGAAAATTCGATCTCAACAATGAGTTCTTTTTCATTTATTGAATTGATTAATAGTTCTTTCTTAAGGTTTCTAAAACCTTTACCATATAAACCAAAACAAAGGGCATCAAGTAAAGTAGATTTACCTGCACCATTTTCACCAAGAATTAGTGTTGTTTGTGAACGATCTAATTCGATGGTGGTAAACTTATTACCAGATGAAAGTAGATTCTTCCATCTAATCTTTTTAAAATGTATCATAGATAAGCGTGTTCATCCAATGCTTCATTATACAACGAAGTTATCATTTCTGACAATTGGGTTTTGTCACCTTGTATCTCCAGAGAGTCAATATATTTACTGAGTATTGTTAATGTATCTTCCACGCCTTCGAGTTCTTCATCTGATAGTAAGTCCATGTGTTTATGGTCATCTACTACAGTCATGTGTAAAGGATTAACTGCATGTAACTTATCTATCATACTGTCAAATAGATATGGATTTTCTTTGTTGACTACGACCACCTTAACAAATTTGTTTGAGTACTTGTCGTAATCTTTATTCATAATGGTCTCAAAGGTTTCTTTTTCATCATCATAGAATACCTTTTCAAACATTGTTAAAGGGTTTAAAACTGGTGTTAACTCTTGTGTTTCTGTATCAAAGATATGGAAATATTTTGGGTCTCCATAATCTGACCATGTAAATTGCATTTGACTTCCTAGATATCTACAGTTCTTCACTTCAGATTTACTATGAAAGTGGCCACTGTAAACTTTATCGAATCTTTTTAAGTAACTGATATCTAAACCGTGAGAACACACGGCACCAGGCATCATCAATGCACCTTCGATTTCAAAGTGACCCATACAAACACTAGCATTTGCTGATAACAGAAAGTCTACTGAGTCTGCATAGTTTTCATTATTAATCCATGGTACAAGTGCAATATTAAAACCATCGTATTCTTTTACTGAAGGTTCTGTGATCACATTGATTGAATCATCACCAAATAGTAATAACTCTGGTGCATTCACATCGTTTGTTGATTTATAATAGACATCATGGTTACCTATAATAAGGTCCATAGATATGCCTTGTTCAAGCATAGGTTTAATAAAGTGTTCTCTATTTGCCTTAAGACTTGCAAAGTTTACATACTTACGTCTATCAAAGTAATCACCCAAATGAATGATGTGTTTGATGTCATGTTCAGCTAGGTATGGAAAGAAGACTTCATTGTAGAAACGACCTTGATATTCGGCCATTGCAACCATGTCACCTCTGACACCTGCATGAGTATCATTTAATAGAGCTATTTTCATTCAGTAAAGTTATCTAAGTTTTTTTTCGTTGTTGCTTTCTTTGTTCTTTTTGATTTTCTTGGTTCGTACTCGACTGGATTCATATTCTCTTGCATCCACTCAACGTTTGTATTTGACAAACTAGGGTCATATACTCCATCTATTGTATCGAATCCTACCTCTGTTAAGCCTGTTTCATTGATAAGTTTTTGCTTTACGAATACTTGTTTTTTCTCCTTTTGTATTCTTCTTAAAAATGCATAGTAACAAATCTGTGTTACGTAGGCAAAGGCATTGTCTGATTTTTCTCTGTTGAAATTGTTGATATATTGTATGCAGTTTTCAATTGCATCACAAATCATTTCATCCCTATAAGTATAGTTGATGAAGTTTGGTCTAGTAGATAGTCGTGTAGCGATCTTATAGATGCATTCGCCTATGTAGTTTGACATTTGGGGAGGTGTTTTCCCCTTTGACTCGGCAAGTTTAACTGACTCATTAAACTCGGCGACAGCTGCTGTGAACTCTTTGTTGTTTACATAGTGTTCATTTTGTTTTTTCGTAGTCATAAAGGGATATTACACTAAAAACGTTGATCCTGTAAGGGGTTTTTAGGTATTTATTAAATCTAATTTTTTTTGGAAAAGGGGGTGTTTGGATTTCAAATCATATGATATGATTATTATGTTCGCTGAGAAGCCTTATCCTATTAGGTAGCCACTCAACATCATTACTGCCCCCATTGCAAAGACACAACTTAATTGAATGATTGTTGGTATTACTACAAACAAAAGAAGTGGATCGAAATCACCCTTTGAAAAGAAGTCTTCTTCTCTCCACTTCTCAAACTCTTCAGGCGTAGCGTCTGTAGTTTTATTTAGTTGTAGTTGTAACTGTTGCGGATATCTCATCTTTATGTTTTGCATTACTGCTGTTTTGTTGATATAAAATATATTCGATCTCGCTCATAGGAGCGTGCTTCAAATACGCAACACTTATTACAATACTTGTGAATAAAATAAGTAAAACTTCCATTATGCCCTAGGACATCTTCTACGAATGATGTAGTCAGATGCTTTTCGTAGTTCTTTTTTCGATAATACGCCATCGCCGTTTTTATCGGCAGCTTTAAATAGGCCAACACGTACCGTACAACCTGAATCTCTCAATTCTTGTTGAGTAACGAAACCGTTACTATCTAGGTCAAATTTTCTCATTCTCCAATCATCGGCGAAAGCCTCACTTGTGATCAAGAGCATTGTAGTTAAAGCAAATAATTTTTTCATGTTTTCTCCTTAGACTATTGGCGCAATCGCTACTGTGCATGAAATGAATACAAAACATAGAACAATAAGTTCTAAGGCATCTACTAAGTTAGATTCATCCAACTCAGAAATTTCATCTTTTAATTTTTTAACTAGCTCAGTCATGATTCTCCATTAATAAGTAAATTATATAATATAATATAATTCTTGGTTATAAACGCAATTATTTAGTAAGTTAATGAACCTAACAAATAGGTTTTAGTGAATTTTTTTAGGGTCTTTTGGAACTTCTGCGAATTCAAAATCATCGTACTCAGACATTACTTCTTCAAACTCATCTAGTTCTAGGTCAGTTGCATTTTCAATGAGTTCATCCATAGCTTTTCTAATCTTGCTATCGAGTTTATTCATAAAACTACCTTTGACTGGTATCGGTCTACCATCATCTAAAGGTATACTGCCCTCTTCAATCATCTTAAACCATTTTGATGAAGCACTATCATAAAATGGAATGAATTGATCATTCATAATACTTCTATGCACCACATGATCTTTTGGTATTGTAATCTTTTCATCTGAGGTCAAAGGCGCATATGGGTAGAATGTTGCCTGAGTTTTTGGTGTGCCTGGTATTATAGACAAATGGCAGATCATTGGCAATGTGATTTCTAAAGATGTGTCGGTTTCTCTGGTCATACCTACAACTTCAGTGCCAGTTTTAAGTTTAATTACTTCATATCTTGTTGGTAATAAATCTTTTGGTGATGCCATTAGTCTAAGTCAAATTGTTTGATTTCGTATGGAAATTGTTCTCCATTATAGATATTTATCCTTTCTTTCAGGTGTTCAAGGGTATAATTATCACATTGGAGATCATCGGCAATATCGAACAATCTCATAGCATCTTTGCCTTCTGTCTTACGTAGACCTCTACCAATAGACTGTAGATTACGAATACGTGATTTAGAAGGACTTGCAAAAACAATATTATCAATCTTTTTAATATTGACACCTGTAGAGAAAGTTCCGTATGACGCTAGTATGACACTGTCATTAGATTGCTCAACAAGTTCTCTGACTTTCTCTCGGTCTTCGGTGTCTGTACCACCATAGACATAGTGTAAACTGTTCACTCTCTTCTCAATCATTGGGTACAATACTTCACCGTGTTTTTCTACGTATTGGAACAACACTAGGGTATTGCCTTTGAGAGAGGCAACTAAATTAGTTATGAATGCATTACGTTTCTCATTAGAAACTAGATAATCCATTTCTTCTTGGTATGACATTTTATGACACTTTTGATGTTTAAGTATAATACAATCAATGTTAATATTTGCAATTGTGCCTTCTTCAATTAACTGAGCAGAAGATATAACTTTCTTTACAGGCCCAAAAAGACCCTCAAGTTGTAATCGGTGTACTTCACTACCGTCTAACGTACCTGTTGTACCAAATCGTACAGCAGTCTTCTTCATTTTCTCTAAAATGCCTTTTAAAGTTGTTGCTTTAAATAGATGTGCTTCATCTCCTATTACTACGTCAAATCCTTCCAAGATTTCTTTAGGTGCTTTACTAAAACTCTGCCATGTCGATATCGTAATGTCAGCAGAAAATACAGGTTGACCACTATAAATTTTACAAATGTCTTTATCATATCCATAATCTTCGAAGTCCTTTGCCATCTGTTCTACCAATGATGTAGTAGGTACAATGACAATTGTTTTTTTGTTGTAATATCTTGCAAGTAGATATATGATTAATGATTTACCACTTGCAGTTGGTGAGAGTAGAAGTTGTCTGCCATATTGAATAGCAGTATTGAATGCATCTATCTGATATTCTCTAGGTTCAAAGGGAAGGTTTAAATCTGCCAACCATGATTGACTACACTTGTCTCTTTGTTTTGTTCCAAGTACTTCTTCAACACCTTCAAATTCATATCCTCTTTCTCTACAAAACTCATCGACATATGGTAATAATCCAATATAGATTCTTTTTGTTTTAATTGAAAATAATCTTACTTTACCATCCCAATATCTGTTCTTAACAGAAGGCATAAACTTTGCATTTGGTACTGTAAAAGAAAAGAAGTCATATAAATCACGTGCAAGACCATCATCACAATTGACCTGCATGAAAACTTCGTTGACTTTAGAAACTGTTACTTTAGACATAGGGTTTGCCGTGAAACCAACTCACTAAAGATATTCTAGTACCCTTAGTTACAGGTGTCACTTGGTGATATACAAAAGAAGGAAACACAATTAAAGTACCAATCGACTTGGCTGAAAATGGAACTGTGTTTATATAATTGCCTGCATCTATATTTGTATTGCGCCCTAATTTATCAAATACTCCTTGATAATTGATATATTGAAAATGACCACCTTCGTAGTCATCTGGATGTGATAGTTGAACTGTAGAACTTAGTTTTCTGATACCATGATCACTCTGATTCATATCAGATGAATCTGTATGCCATGTGTAATGATCTCCTGTTACAGGAGAATCTGGTCTATGATTATACACTGTATATTGATGTGGTTCAGGCCAAGTCCATTCATGATGCCAACCTGCCTCTGCATTTGCCATATCAATACCTGCATGAAGTTTTTCTGTAAGTTCTTCAGGTAAAAAGTCTTGTTCAAACCATTTTACATCTGATTGTCTGATATGAGAGTCTTCTGTACCACCCTCTGTTTCACCATCTGGATCTTCTGCCTTGTTACCAACTTTACCAATTTGGAAAGGCACTTTTTCACTCATAGCATTGATCGTTTTGACCTCTTCTTCAGTGAAATAGCTTTCGTAAATCCAAATATAGTTTCTTAAATTCATTATGCACCTGACATAAATTTACGCCACTCTATTGTGTTCTTAATAGTTTGGTGACGCCATGTTATGTTGTCCATTGCCCTTTTTAGAAAGTCGATTACTTCTTTAAAGTATTCTATTTGTGCTCTTGCTTTCTGTAGATCGGGATCAGCGTCAAAGAAAACAGGCATATCATTTTTCATAATTTTTAGACCATCAAAAGGGTCATCTTCCCAGCCAAGTTCTTTGATTTTTGTTTGGTCCATTTTACCATGAAACCATAACCACTTATCTTTTAAAAGTAGTTGGTATTTTAAGTTGGCATTTTTGAGTTGAATTGATGCATCGGTCAATAACTCTGAGTACTTAGCATGTAGTTTTGGTACTTCTAAACTAGACGTATCTAATTCGATATCATCTACCTTACAATCTTCTTTCCACATTGCTTTTAATTCATCTAAGTTCATAAAATATCCTATAATATACCCTATAGTATATCATATTTATTACGATTTAAGAAGTTGTTTTTATCTCGTAGTAGGTAAATCTAAAAGATACAGTACAGATAACTGCTTCTGCATCGGCACCAGACTCTAATTCAATAGAACCTAATGATATAGGGAAACAGTCATGGAATCTAAAATATCTATTTGGTATATTTTTATTTGTATTTGTTACCAATGTGATATCTGAATACTGATTGAGGTCGTTTTCTACGGCACTTAACGTACCTGTTTGTGTTTTGATTGTACGTGTATAGTTTTCATACAGTCTAGGGTCAGCAACAGGAACAATAGAATCCATCCAATCATATATTTCTTTGAAGTTTTCTAAGTCTTCATCTACTAAAAAGGATACATCTAGTGTATCATAAGATACCTTGTCGCCTGGAAAATAAGCATCGATACCAACACCAGCAGCTTGAACTGTTTCACCAAATGTAAGTCCTGGTATGTTGACCGTTCTTACATAGTATTCAACTGCTGGTACTTTATCAATAAGAAGTCTGAAATTATTCTTATTGAGAATCGATTTATTAATACTAGTTTCCAAGTTTTATAATCCTTTTATTAGTAGTTGTATCATGGTAGTCATCGCCTTTGTAAACTCTTGTTACAGTCTCTTCACATAGAAAACCATCTTCTACGTATTGAGTTGTGATTGTACGATTCAATACATTTGTTGTTTCTTTGCCTTTAGGAAAAGCACTTCTTTCCCACGGTCCTTCTAACACTGTTACACTTTTTGCATACTCTGACATAATTTTCTCCGTATAGTACTATTTATATAGGTGGGGCATTGCGCCCCACTTTTTATTTCTCGTTTACAAAATCATTGAACTGTTTTGCAGTTTCAATAACATCTTGAGCAGTATAAGTCCTCAAAGGAATTTCCTTTTTAGACTCAGCATGATTGTCATTCCATGAATATATGGTCTGCCTCTCATTCTCAATATTATTGATAATAAGACTTTCTGCTAGATTAAGTAAGTTGGCACGAATCTCGTACCCAGATTTTTGTGAATTAGTCATAATTTCCTCCTGTGTGTGTTTGTGTGTGTATGACTAAATAGTATTTAGTGAATATTTTTATATCAATTGCCTCGTTTATGGACCCACAACTTGAAGATACCATATCTTCATGTTTGGATAATGCTGACTCTAATAGAATTCATATTGCAGTATGTGATCAATCAGAACAGTACAACGAAAACGTTGCAAAAATGGTCAAGTACTATAACTTCATGGACTGGCGTAGTGCTAGAGGTCCATGTTTCGCTAGACATCTAATTCAGAATCTTATAGAAGATGAACAGTGGTATCTACAGATAGATTCTCATACTAAATTTGAAGTAGGTTGGGATACTATTTTACTCGGTCAAATGAGTAATCTTCCACCTAATTCTATAATAACTGGTTATCCTAGAGATGTAAAAGACCTAGGTGTTAAAAGTAGTCACACACACGTTCTTAGAGTCGATAAGAACAATCTATGGCAGTATGACACACATTTCAATACTCAAATCTCTGTTTCAGATACTCCAAACATTCATCAAGGTTATCTGTTATCAGCAGGCAATCTGTTCAGTAGTACAGACTTCTGTAGAGATGTGCCATATGACCCTCACTTTTACTTTGAAGGAGAAGAACCCTCGTTAGCTCTCCGTGCATATTGTATGGGTTATGACATATATCATGTACCTAATAACCCAATATTTCATGATTATAGAAAAAACATTAGACCACTACATTGGGAGAAACACCAAGATTGGGGTAGAATGAGAGATAGATCAATGCAAAGATACAGTGATATCATTCACGGAAAGATCAAAGGAGTCTATGGGATAGGGTGGAAAAGATCGCTCAATGATTATAAGAACTTCTCTGGTATAGATTACATCAATAAAACAATCGTATAAAAAAAGGGGTCTAAAAAGACCCCTTTAAAATTCAAAAAAGAATTATTACAGAATGTTAGAAACTGCCATCTTTCTGAAGTACTGGTTGTTACCTCTACCACCTGAAACTGAACTCAATGGAGTTGAAGTTACGAATGGGTTAGGGATCATTCCATATCTGGTTTTGAAACCGATTTTTGGTTGGAATGTATTCTCGCCAACTGCACGAACCATTTGTAAAGGTACGTATGGGCAATAGAATAGACCAGCGTCATAAGGATTTGAACCTCTGTAACCAACTGTCATATAATCTGAACCAGCATATGGATCGATATAGACTTTAACTCTACCGTTAAGAAGACCAGCAAATGTGTTGCCTGTGTCGTCTACGTTTAAGTTTGTTGATAATGCAGGTGCGTAATCTAATACGCCTGCCATTGAAAGAGCAGATGCTACGTCTGAAGAACAAAGGATAAAGTTACCTTTTCCTCTTCTTGTGTCTTTAGCGATAACATTTGATTCTCTTTCGATTTGGAACAATAACCCTTTGAATTTCTCAACTGACCAACGACCATTTGCATCAACGTCTAAGTTGAATGTGCCTGGTGAAGCTGTTGCGGAAGCACCTGTTTTTGCTTGTAGGTTTACTTCTCTTACAACTTCTCTGTTGATTTCAGCAAGAATTTCAGCTGAAAGGATGTTTGCAAGTTCTGATTCTGCATCAAGACCGTGGATTGCTTTTAAGTCTTGTGCAAGTTCGAGTGTGTACTCGGCTTTAAGTGCTCTGGATACTGCTGTAACAGTTGCCTTTTCAATTGTGAAAGACATTTCGTTGAAAGCATTTGAGGCTGAATCGCCTAATGCTTCAGCAGAAGCTGTGCTCATACCTGAAGATGTATCAGTTGCATATGCACCAGCGAAAGGATCGCCAGATGGATCTGAATCAACACCAGCAGAACTGTTAGGCCCAGCAGTTGCTGAGTTTGAAGTTCTTGCTTCGTTGAATAATGCTTCTGATTGACTTTCTCTTCCTGCGGAAGGATAGTCGGCATATCTTGCTTTCATAGCAAAGATAAGACCTGTTGGTCCTGTCATTGGTTGAACACCGCAAATGTCGTATGCAACGAGATTTGGCATAGCTCTTCTTACTAGAGAAATTAGGATTGGGTCCCAATTTGAAATAGCTGAAGAACCAGTAGCATTTAAAGGTGCAACCTCGTCAAGTTGTGATCTTTCTTCTGAAAGAGCTTTCTCTTGGTTTTCGAGGATAACTGCTGTAACGGCTTTCTTGTAGTTGTCACCGATCTCTGGAAGATCGTTGTGTTCTAGAATAGGCTGCCACTTTTCTACTAAATTTTCTGATAAAAACATTTTAGTTTCCTGTTTCCTTTAAATTAACCTAATGGTTTTAGTTTTGATATTGCAGTAGAATATCTGTTCATTGAAGGATCAAGAACTTTCTCTTCGCTAGTTGCGAATTCGCCAGTTCCTTCTTCAACTACAGTTTCTTCTGCGATAGTTCCGCCCTCTGAAGGAAAGTATGCTTCTTTTAACTCAGAAACTTTCTCTGCGAAATCTTCTGAATCTGTGAAGTCTACACCTTTTGAAAGTGAAACTAATTTCTCTTGCTGTGACTCAGACAAGTCTTTACAGGCTTCTCTGATCACTCCGTCTCTTTTAAGACTTTCGTTTTCCTCAACGATTTCCATATTTTTAGATACTTCAGCGTCAAGTTTATCTTCCATCTCATCGAGACGATTTGCGAGTTCATCAATAACGTTGTACTTATCTTCTGGTACTTCTACATAATGTTCAACGAACAATGTTTTAAGTCCTTCAATGAAGTTCTCGGTCATTTCTGATCTCAAACCTCTTTCAATTGCGAGTTCGTTTTCTTTTGTCCACTCTTCTGCACAATATGATAGATACTTATCAACTGCTTCTGCGAGGTCGCCTTTGACTTTTTCTACTGAGGTTTTTAATTCTTCTGAGTACTGAGACTCAAGTTGTTCTTTAACTTCTTCAACTTTTGAAGATACAGCTGCTTTGAAGATTGTTCTAGCTTTCTCTTGATTCTCTTCTGATAGTTCAAGAGCTTCTGAGATTTTCTCTAGGTCGTCTTCTACTTCGATCTCAACTAATGAAGCTTCAAGTGCTGATGTTGACTCTTTGACTTCTTCTTCGTCTTCGTCTTCATCTTTATTCTCTTCAACTTCTTTTTCGTCTTCGTCTTCTTTATCTTCTTCTTCTGTGAAGAATGCGTTGTAAGTTTCGTCTACTTCTTCCTCATCTTTTTTCTTCATGAGTTCAACGATTGATCTTGCGATCTCTGCTTTAGTCAAGGATTCATCAACGTCATCTTTTTCATCAGACATTTTACCGTACATTGCCTGAAGTTTTTCTTTATCCATATCTTTCATAGCGTTGACCATAGCCTTGATCATTTCCATTTTTGAAGGTTTCTCATCTTCTGAGTCTTCTTCTTCTGAAACTTTTTTCAACTTAGGTTGTGCATCAGGCTTTGATTCACCTTTTTGTTGTGCATCACCAGAAACTTCTTTAGTTCCTTTTTCTGCACTTTTAATGCTAGCAACTGCTTTGTCAACAGGATTTTCTTCAGGTTTGACGACTTCACCTTTGCCGCTTTCAATTTTTTCAGCATCGGATGAACCTTGCTTAACAGGTTTTTTGTCACCGTCTACAGCTTTAGCGTTGGGCTGTTGACCCTCTTCAACTGTTTCTAGGTTATTTTCTAACTCTGCCATTTTTTTCTCCTGTTTGAGTAATACTCTTTTATTTATATATTATAGGTTCTCAATGAACTTTTTCCATAGATTTAATTTGGTTTCCTCAAGTTTATTGCGCTTAGCAGTTCTGAGAGTATCTCTCATTTTGCCTGCATCCACTGCTTTAAGGATACCTGATTCATATATCCACTCTACTCCTTCCATGATGCCCTCTACGAAAGCCTCTGGAGCAGACGGATCTGCAACGATATCAGCGGCTGTTGCCAACTGAAAATCATTCTTAACAACTTGTGCGCCACCTTTTTGTTCTAGTGAACCTAGACCTCTAGAGGATACTCCAAGTTTTGCACCATCGTCAATCAAATTTCTCACAATCTGACCATTTGGTGTTGATAAAATTTTTGCTCGTCCCACATAATTATCACCGTCTGATTCTAATTTGGTGATAAGGTGAGATACTTTGTCTAAATTAATTGTTGGTCCATCTGGATGACCAAGTTCGCCGAATGCTCTGTCCTTTTCAACGAATTCTTTAACGTAACGATTTACTTCTTTATCCATTACGTCTTTAGGATATATTCTACCGTTTCTGTTTTTAATCGCAGCTTGCATGAATATTCCCTCGATGAAGTAATCTTTTTTACCTTGCTCGTTCTCTTCAACGATAATTGGTGATACTCCGTAATCTACAAATTCAGATATTAGTTTCATTTATAACTCCTAAAATTTCTTCTAATGAGATGTTTTCTTCACCCATTTGTAACATTACATTCTTAATATTCTTCATCTCTTTTTCGGCCTCTTTTACATTTTTATATGTGCCGATTTCTATATCATCCATATAAACATGGATTTTTTTTCTTCTGTCTTCAGCGTATACGATGTTGACAGTTTTGCCTGAAACTTTTTGTGTTTCACGCTTAACTTCCTTTTGATCTTTAGGAAGTGTAAACTTCGCTTCGTTTAACTCAGCTGTTATCTGTGTCCAAGTTTTCACTTTTGTTTACCCAATCGACCTGCATTTCGACACGTTTCATGTCTACTACGTCAGCAGCTTTTGCTTTAATACCATCAAAAATACTATCTTTAGCATCTTGTAGTTTACCTGCTTCAATTTGGTCTACTATTTTGTTTGCTATATCACTCATTTATTAAAACCCCATGTCATCGTCTTCTCCGTCACCGTCAGCATCAATCTGTTGTTGCATGTTTTCGATGTCTTCATCTGACTGTTTTAAGAAGAACTTTTTAACATACTCTTTAGAGAAATATGAACCTACATATGACTCTGCTTGTGAGAGTAAGTCTAATCTTTCTTTAAATAACTCTTGCTCTTTTAACTCTGTAAAGTAGTTATCAGTAGCAAAGTCATAACGTATAAAATCTTTGACTTCGTCAAATTCATCGCTAGATACAATATTCTTAAGAATCAATTGTGTTCTTAATAGATCAGTGAAGCATCTAGCAAACTTCACCTGAAGTCTATGTGTGAACTTGTTAAACTTAAGTTCATCTCTACTGATCTCTGAAGAACGGCCCATATTGAAGCCGTTATCTGATTCCATTCTGGAAACAGGTACATTCAGTGATCGATATAGTTTCTTTTTAAAGTATTCTATATCATCAATCTCTGAAAGATTCTGTCCACCTGGTAATGTAGAGATTTCTGTACCTCTACCACCTTCTCTACGTGGTAACCAAAAGTCTTCCATCATCGACATGTGGCGTCTATCATCTTTGATTTCGCCTGTATCTGCATTATAAACAAGTTTGTTTCTGTACTTGTTCATAACATCGGCAAGATACTGTTCTGCCTTTGCCTTTGGAAGGTTACCTACATCGATGTAGAATATTCTTCTTTCAGGTGCTCTTGCAATTCTGTAAATTACTAGAGCGTCTTCTAACATTGCTAACTGATTAGCAGTTTTCAATGCCTTATGAAGATGTCCGATTACGATGTTCTGTGTGTAATCTAACATACCAGAAGTTGTATAACTTACTGCTTCTGGTGCAATTTTAAGAGTATTGCCTTCTGTTGCACTACCCTTGTCAAAACCTTTATCGTTGAAGACGTAAAACTCTTCAACCTTTTTAATGACCTCTACTTGGGTCTTTTTGTCTTTATCTTTTTCGACATTTCTGATCTTCTTAATTTTTAGAGGATCAACGTTTCTAATGTCGACCATGCCCGCTTGAGGACGTGAAGAATCTACTACTTTATGAAAGTAGATTCTACCATCGATGTACCATTTTCTGAATAATTCATGAGAGTTCACATTGAACTTCATTAAAGATAAGATATGTTTAAACTCTAGTTGCATCTTCTTCTTGATGCTATCACTGAGCTCAACATCTTTGAGATCGAGAGACACTATCCTATCTTCAGTATCAGAAACAACACATTCGTTGACTATGTCTTCGATAGCTGCATCACATTCAGGTACTAGAGAAGTCTCTCTGTATCTGCGAATAAGAGCAACTTCATTCTTGATGCCGCCTTCCATATCAACGTAGGTGCCATATGCACCACCTGATATGAAGCCTGATTGCGAAGTTTGAATGACAGGTGTGCCGTCATCTTCCACTGGCGCAACGAAAGAAGGAGCTGACTTCTTCTCTACGTCTACTTCTCGTAACTCGTCTTTTTTACGAGTTATTTCAAACCCAAATATTTCCATAATATGTATTTATATCGCCCTAAAAAGGGCGATATTCAAAAAATTAAACGACTCTTTCCCAGTGTGAGTATTGGAATTCAACATCAAATGTCTCCAATGCATCGACTGTTTCGTAAGATAGGTCAATCGCACCAATATTGGTTGGGAACATGTTGAAGAATTCGTATCTTGCTAACACTGAATCGTCTTTGTTAAGTTGTTCGACAAATGCTCTGTCTACGAGGTAATCTAATGATGTGATACCTTCACCAGAATCTAAAGCTTGAATGTCTTGTTGCCAATTTTCAATAGCTGTTCTTGATGAAAACTCAATATCATTAATAATTGTAACAGTCCAAGGTTCGAATGTTCTATCTCCTGCGAGTTTAAGAACATGTCCTCTGAACTGTTGTTCAACTACACCTACTGTAGCAGCTGGGATTTGTGCAGCCTGACATAAGAATTCAATCTTATTGCCAGATCGTGGTATAAAAACTCTGAATCGGTTAGCTCTTGGCCCACCGCCGAGTAATTGTGCTTTAAATTGATCTATAGTTGCCATTCTTTACTCCCTTAAACTGCTCCGTATATTTCTTCGAACTCTACGCCACTTCTTGCAGCTACAAAGTTCAAGGTTATATAGTTGATTGACTTAGCAGGTTTCACAAAGATTGAACAAACAAATTCGTTTCTATCAATCACTGTGTCTGTGTTATTTGTTTCGTCACAAAGAACTGAGAAGTCTACTAAACCTCTTCTATTTTTAACGTCTCTTAAGAAAGGTTCTACCGCAGCTCTAAATTGTGCTCTTGTGAATGCATCGTTGAATTCAAAGAGTTGTGCTTTAGCAGCTGTTGCTATTGCTTTCTCTAATACTATGAACAATCTTCTAACGTTAATTCTGTCGAAGGCGCTTGGTACTGATAGTGCTGTTTTGTCACCGAATAGTACTGTACCTTGTCCAGCAAATGTTACGATTGGGTTGATTCTGTTTCTATACAGATCGTCTCTTGAGGATTGTGAAGGATTGAAAGCAAGTTTTGAAATACCAAGATACTGACCTCTATTAAATCCTGCTGGTGAGAACCATGGATCTTGTAGTAAATCTGATCTTGACATAACTCCTGCTGTGTGTCCACAACCTGGTACCCATACGTACTTGTCGTTAAATCTGTCATATTGATATACCCATCCTGAGTCTATAACTGCATATGATGATGAAGTAATGCCTGCAAAGTCAGCAATAACGTTTGTTGCTTGAGTTGACTCTGAAGATACTCCAACTACAGATGCTCTATCTGGTGAACAAACTACTAAACAATCTTTTCTTAATTCAGCAATGTTGATCGCTTCGTTAATTAAAGAATTTGAATGTACTTGAGCTGCCCCACCGTCAATGTGCATAGCTGCGCTTTCATATACTCTGTTTGAACCTACGATTAGGAAAGAGATATCTACTGTTTCTGCATCAGCAAAGTGTGTGTTCCATGCTGAGGTTTTTTCTGCTACTGAGTTGTAATTACCGTCTGCACCACCTGATAGTGATGAATTCTCTGGTAATGCTGGTCTTAAGAAAGCAGTACCTACTGCTGTTGCAAGTGTTCTGTGTTCACTAGCTGTTGTCAACATTGCTGTTGAGTGACCTGACCAGTATATGTAATTTGAGTCTCTTGCTATTACGTCTCTGTAATAGTTTGATGAACCTTGTGAATCTTTAGCGTCTGAGGCTAACGATACAAATCCAAAGGTTTCTAAAACTTCGTTTTTAGTTCCAGATATTACGCCATCTTCGTCTACGACTACTACGTGAATTTCATCGTTAGATGCACCTACTAGAGCAGCTGATGCTGAACTTCCTGGTGCTTTGTCGAATAGGTTATAAAATTCCCAATATCTGTCAATATTTGTGTTGTCCAAAACGTCTTCTACCAAACCTGTACCTGATGGTTTGTTTATTGCTTCGATTGAAAGATCATTAATCGCAATAGCTGTCACTCTGTATAATTGTGAATGACTTGCAAATTTAATGATATCTCTAACTAAGAACGCTGAACCATCGTCAACTGCGATTGTTGAATCGCCTTTTGAATAGTTCAATGCGTTGTCTACAGCTGAGACTGCATCATTAAAATAAGCATTGCTAGATGCACATACTGAAACTTTAATTGAGTTTCCTAATGCACCTGCGTATTTTGAGATCCATTTTCCGACTGTTGCTGATGATGAGCCGCTTTCAAATGAACCTTCATAATCACTTTCGTTCTTTAGAAGTGTTGCTGAGTTTCCTGCTTGGTTTGCACTAAAGAGACCAGAATTATTAATTCTAACCACTCTAAGAGCAGAACCGTATCGCAAAAATGAGTCTGCTGAGTAAAAATCTTCAGCCCCAGCGTCTGAGTCTGCTGGTTTGTAGAACTCATCAACTAACTGTTGTCCGCTTGAAACTGTCTTTACCTCATCAACAGGGCCCCATTGAAAAACACCAGCGAATGCACCTACTGTAGAAGATACTGCTGGAACAACATTCGAAAGGTCAACTTCTCTGACCTGTACGCCTGGTGATACTTGAAATGCCATACTTTTCTCCTGTTAATGTAAAAAGTTGTTTACACTTTTATTTATATTATTATGTACTCTAAGACTGCTCTAAAAACCATCTATCGCCATTTGAGTCAACAAAAGTATCATTTTCTTCTTGACCAAATACGCCTGGTGGCAAGATATCATCTTCAATTAACTTCTGCTGTTCAGCATACAGTAAGTTTTTTACCGCATGATCAGTTAAATGGAAGAAGTAGTCGGTTGTAATAAACCAACTAAAAAGAACTAAATTCATGACCATGTCGTCATGATATCCTCTATCTGCTTCGAATGATGAACCCTTGTTAACAAAGGTCATTAACTCCGTGATTGTAGCACGGTCTACGAGTAATAGTTTATTTTCCTCTAATAATTCTTTCATGGTAGAACAACCAACCCTTTTGATTCTTCTACTCATTGTTATCCCTATGTCATCTGCTTTAGTCTGTCCTTGAACAAATACGTTTGGGTATTCTATATCATAATGTAACTGTTTTGCTACCATGCCACCTTCGGCATTGTTCTCAATAATAACTAATGCATCATTATAGGGTCTGCAATACTTATTTATAAAATCTGGGTAGAGCATAGGACTTATAGTATTATCTCTATAAGTACACACTTGTTTAAATGGTTTAGATGTAACATCGAAGATACTAAATGTAGAGAAGTCAATACCTCTTCCTTGAGATACATCAACGGTACAAACATATACGTGGTCCTTAATAGGTTTTTCGTAGACGTTAACACCATCTCTATTCCAATCTGGATCAACTGCTCTCATACCTAATAAAGTATTACTATTGATCAGTGTGTTACCTGTACCTAAGAAACTATTACCATACTCTTGTTCAAACTGTGCTTCTGAGGTGTTTGCAATGGTTTCTTTCTTCCATTCTTCATCTCTGCCAGGCACATCATACCAGTTGATTGTGAATGGTTTATACTCAGATTGTTCATGTATTGCAGATTCGTATATCTTATGGAACATATTACCCACACCATTTGCAGTTGATGTAATGATAACTTTAGAGTCTTTACCTGAGGTAACTACAGGATATGTAGCAGTATAGAATGTCTCTGCATCTTCTACGAATGCAAACTCATCGAGGTATAACATGTTAATTGACATACCACGAATAGATGATGAAGATGTTGCAGCTGCCACGATCTTGGAATCGTTACCAAATTCTATATTACCCTTGTTAAGTATCTTTACACCTGGTTGGAGAAAGAATGGAACAGTCTCCAACATGGTTACGATACGTGCTATCATCTCCCTTGCAATTGCACCTTTGTTCGCTAGGATCGCAACCGTGACTTCGGGAGTGAACAGTAGATACCATAGTAGATATGCACAAGAAGTAATAGATTTACCTGACTGTCTAGCAGCTAGAACTACACTAAAACGACTATCTTTGAAATGATTAATTAACTTTTCTTGGTAACCACGAAGATTAAATGGTACAAGACCTTCATCTAGTGATATAATTTGTGTATAGTTTTGAATAAAATGACAAGGGTCAGTAGAACACTTCATGTATTCTTTCAACTCTTCTTCGGTATATTGGTGTTCTACTCCTGCACGTTTGACAAGATTATTACCAAGATAACCTTCGTTTTTTGCCTTAACCATTAATCTTTATTCTTTTTTAAAAACTTTTGCAACTCAGACGTTGACCCAACATACAAGTGATTGTGTTGTGTTCCTATCTTTTGTGTTTCTTCGTCTTCTAGTTTCTTTAACTTGCTTTGTAGGTCTATAAGTTTTTCTGCTGTTTCACCCACTGTTTTAATAAGTTGACCTGCAACTTCATAGGCCCGTGGATGTTCTGTCTCTTTGGATAGTTCTAAGATGCCATCGATTGCATCTTGTCCTCGTTCTACGAGATTATAGAGATTCTCTCTAGCGTATCGGTAGTCTGTTTCAATGTTGTCTGTTCTATCAGGCAACTTCTTAACAACTTCAGCTGTTTGAGTTTTAATTTCTGATTCGATATCCAAGATATCGTTTAATTTTTCGTCTGTGTTCATACTATAATTGACTATTATGTAGAGTCTGTTGTAACTGTATCGGCATAATCGATGTTTGTACCATCGTCATAGAACGTTACAGTTTCAGCAACTACAAAGGTGTCACCTGGTTCTACAGAACCTACAAACATAATAGTTTTAGGTTCATCTAAAGTTATTGCAGCTGATAAAACTATTGATAATCTATCTTCTGCAATACTACTAATCGTTGGATTAGGTGTGTTACCTGTATAAAAAACTTCGTCTTCTACATTTATCTTACTATTTATTGCAGTATCAAAAGTCACTGTTGTAGAATTAGATACGACATTTGCAACAGCTGAAAATGCAGGTTCATAGTGTTTGACTTCTTTAACTAGACCAGAACTATTGATTTGAGATGTTGTAAACTGTCCAGATCCGTCTGATATAAAGTCTCTTTCGATAACATTAGTAATGATATCACCTGTGTAAACTGGTCCAAAGAAGTATAACTTCATTGTAAACCCTAATGTATATTCTATAACTCTTCTACTTTCAAAGTCTGCCTCGTAATCGTCTGTCATAGACACACTGTTTAAAACAATAGGCACGTCTCTGACCTCAGACATATCATCTATCATCTTCATTGTTACTGTATATTCAGGTTGAAAATATGGTAATATTTGTTCTACAATCTGCAATGCATCGTTTTGATTTTTAGCTAGTACTGATAACTCAAACTCTATATCATATGGTGCTGGTGAATACTGAAATTTTCTATCGGTGTTGTTTGTCTCTATTGTTGCTTTCTTTGTTCTTATTAACTTGTTCTGTTGTCTATTTGCATCGTAGTTAAATGCTGAAATTTGGAATGCCAT